GGGCTTTTTAGATTTTCTACATACAAAATCGGGCCAGACTTCTTGCACAAAATATAAAAAATCGTCTTGACAAAGTTTAATGTGCTTTATCCAAAGCCTTTCTACTTCGAGCCTCATTTGCTCTGTTGTCATTAGTTCAGTCTTCATGAGCCTCCATTATAATGATTACTAGAATTTTATCCATCATATTACATGTGGCTATATTGACTTTACTGTTATTTGTAAAGTTATGTAGGATTTTTTGCAAGTTTTAAAATCTATATTTATAAATGATATTAGATTGAGAATTGAGCCTTGTAAATCGTAGACAAAAAAAAGCCCTCGATTAGAGGGCTTTGATTGTCTTACTTAGCTATGACTTTATATAAAGTCATAAATCCATCTTCTACCGTATAACCTTTTTTAGGTTTTACTTCTTTGACAAAATTAAATCTTGCAGTTTCCCATATATCACCATGTATTTCATGAGATTGTGCTATCTGTTTTTTTACCTCTTTTAGCTCTTTTTGAGTTGTATAGATTATTTTATTTAATCTGTCTTTTTCTCTTTCTAACTCTAATCTTCTTTCAATTTTCATAATTACCTCTTTGTTGTTTATTAATCTTACAAGATTAATTCTACTCCTATTTTTATAAATGTAAAGCTTTTATTTTAAATTAATTTATTTGATTTATATATCATTATATGCTTTAATATAGATAATCCTAGATTATTCTAGGATATAACAACAAAGAGGTAAAAAAATGAAATGTAAAAAATGCGAGAAAAGAGATCAGTATATTAGAAATATACAATATGACACCTTAAGGAGAATGAAAAGACTCAAAGAGGATGCCGAAAGAACTAACAATCAAAAAGCCGTGTTCCAGCTAAATGAATTAATTAAACAAAAAGAATTTGAATTAAATATAGGAGGTTAAACAATGAGTAATATTATTAATACGATAATGCAGTTAAAAGATGATGATGTCAGATTGCATATAACGGAAGATGAAGCAGAATTAAAAGTTATACTTGCTGGATTCAATCCTTGTATGTATGAGTATAAAGGCATTAAGGTTTATTCTGATGGCTCAATTGCTGACAAATATCAAAACAAACAATCTGGTCATATGGAGGTATTAAAAAGATCTTAATTGGAAAGCTGGAACATGAGAAAAAGCCAGGATTTTCCTGGCTTTTTTTATGGTTGAGTATTATTTATAAAGTTTTAAATATCTTAGTAGCTTTTTTTAGTAGGTCTTCTGCACCTTCATTAGTTTCAAAGCCATATTCACTAGCAAAGTGAAGACTAGATGATGCTAAATATCTTCCATCCCAGTTATGAGTTTGCATGTATCTTGCCAATTTATATGGATTGTTAGAAGAAAATTCTTCATCCATTTTATCATAAAATACAATTTTTCCATCCTTTGCACCTACAAATTCAATTTCATTTTTCATTGTTACACCTCGTATTGTTGTTTAAGTAATACCATTATATATTGTTATAAATGATTTGCAATGATTAATTTATATGTTATACTGGTTTTGATTTTAACAAAAAATAGAGGTTATACAATGACAATAGAAAATTTATCATTCCATAAGGAATTAAATATCGTAGGAAATATAGACGCTAGAAAAAATGGTATTGAAATACAGAATCCATTCTCAGGCGTTTCATCAATAATGACACCAGAAGAAGAAGCGGTATATTCTTTTATTATGGGTGTACAAATGGTAGATCCTAACCCTGAAAGTTATTTATGGGAAAGGGTGCGAGAGGGTTTAGACTGGTTTAGAAAAAATAATCCGCAAGTTTACATGGATCAGTTAGATTAAGGTAAGGAATACCTCGAGAAAATCCTGGCATAGTCCAGGATTTTTTTTGTCTGGTTCATAAGAACTTCTGCCAATTGGTAAAAAAACAAGGCTCTTATTTGCCCATATTCAATTATCAGGGTACTAGGCTACCTCGAATATGATATGGATATGATATGAATATGATATGGATATGATATGGATATGATAAAAAAAACCCCTCTAATGAGGGGTAAAGGTTGCCCTTTGTGGGCTTCGAGGTGGGCTTTCGCCCTAATGAAATCTATCTTTTGATTATGTGCCTAAAAAAACTTAACTTCAAGTTTTTTTATTCGTCCCTCTGCATAAGTTGCGTAAACTTCATAAGCTCCGTCGCCATAACCTGTAGACGCTACAACCGCCATTTCAGCACCTATTTTATTAGTTAAACTTCCGCCCATAGCGTCAGTAAAACAAGTTTGATTACAAGCTCCATTGTATGAAAAACTATTATTAGGATTATTCTTTTCTCTGGAATTAAACTCATTTGATTGAAAATCCTTAACATAGCAAGGGTCTACTAGCATAACTTGCCCTGAATCTACACCGAAAGTGCCTAAATATTTTTTTGTCATAATAACCTCTTTTTGTTGTTTAAGTATTACCATATTACCAGAATATAAAGTATTTGCAATATATCATTTATATGTTATTATTTAAGGGTATTTAACAACAATGAGAAATAGTAATGAAATTAAGAAAAGTAACAACAGAAGATGGTTATGTGTTTTATGAGCAACCTAATGGGTCTTTCACAGACGGACAAGAGGGACAAATAGACCTTATGTTTAACAGTGAAAAAGATATGTTTAGTGAAGATATCGGTATTCAAAAAGTAGAATTTTATAAGGGGGTAGAAAAATGAGAAGAAATAGATACGCACACTGGTGGGAAAAAGCCGAAAAAGATTTTGTCGGTAAGAAAATAGTAGGTGTCAGATATATGAGCAGTGAAGAATGTGAAGATATGGGGTGGGATAGTGCTCCCATTTGTTTATTACTTGATGATGGCACATGGATATATCCTTCAAGAGATGATGAAGGAAATGATGGTGGGGCATTATTCGCAAGTCAAGACGACAAAGATTGCCCAGTTTTATCGGTAGGTTGGGAAAATGAATTTGAAAAAATAGAGGGGGTAAAATGACTATCTGCGAAAATGAATACCTCTGTCAATGGACAGAGGAAGGTGGGTACGACAACGAAACTAGAACGCATTACTTTATAGATTTTATTGATGAAGAGTTTAATTTGGATATTGAGGACTTGAGAAAAATTGCCAATTTAAAAGAAGATGAATCAATAAAGATATATGGTATGGCAGAATATTTTACTGTTACTAATAGGGGGACATAATGGAAATAATATATAACACATATTTTGAAGATCAAGACGAAAGTGATTGGGCGTGGGAAGATTTTGTATATGATCTAACATACTTTGATAAATATTTAGGTAAAAAAGCATATGTTAAAGGGCGTAATTTAGATTGGCGAGGATCAGAGGGCACAGCACAATTTATTTTAAAAGATTCAAAAGATATGCTTTGGAAGTTAGTGCCTGAAAACACAGATTTTACTTTTAAAATTAAGAGGGTAAGGGGTAGAAATACTTATCAAGCAATATGCTCTCACCACGATTGCCCAACAGGTAGTCATTTTAACATTTCATTTAGGGGGACATAAAATGATCATGATGTTTATAGTAGGATTTGCTTTAGGAATGATGATGGCGTCTGGAATTATCTTGGTGGTAATGCACCACCAGGACATGAAGGATCTTGAGAACCGCACTGGGCGATATAAATGATTTGATTATAAATGATTTATATGTTTTAATAAGGGGTATTTTAAACAACGATGAGGAAAGAAGATGACAGAAGAAAAAAGATTAACAATATACCAATTAGAAAAAGATTTCTTAGAAGATCTTGAATATGATAAAACCGAAACCCTGGAGGCTAAATATCCTGAAGATATTATCCACGAAAGAGCCGATAGTTGGGTTCCGGCTTATAATTATGATCGCCTTCAATTAGCGTGTGATGATCTATGGCTTGGCTACCCTTCAGAAAGTGGATTAACCCATGATTGCGATAATGCTTATGACATCATTGGCATTAACATATATGAGCATTTAAACAATATTGGCCATGAATGGTTGGCACACGCACGAAAAGAAGCCGTATAAATAAGTTCACCTCTTGTTGTTGAGAGAAAAAGGGTAATGATTGAAAGCGTATAAACGGGAACGCTGATCATCTAAGCTACAAATGCGAAAAACGAGGCCCTTTAGCAATTGGCAATAAATTCAAGTATAATGATCATATGTTTTTCTAGGTCTTTGGTTCCTGGCTCCCGGTCAAAGGTCCATTCCTGGATATGGTGCAGGGTTCTCGGCTCATGGATCGCTAGAAGTTGGAGCTTGGATTGCGTGGCATGGTAATTAAGAATATATGATTTACCACCAGAACGTAAATAATCAATATGCCAATTCCATTGATATTTTGAAAGTCCTTTATCTTTAGCATTTGAACACTTTAATTCAAGCCAAAATGATGAACTTCTGATACAACCATAAACATCAGGAATTCCGTTGATAGTCTTGGATTCTAGGCGAAAAAGAAACCAGTCAGAATAAGGTTTCTGGGCGGTCTTGATAGTTTTCCACAATTTTGACTCATTTATTGACATTTTATGCTTAAAAGATACCATAGTTATTAACAAAAGACATTTGAATTGGTGTTTTAATATGAAACAAACGATAGATAAAGAAGGTAATTTAACAGTTTCTCTTTTTGATATTTCTGATCAACAAGATGACGCTAAATTTATTTATTTTTATTTAGGTTTAGATAGAAACGTAAAAAAAATAATTGAAAATGCTTTTTACACAGCTTACACAAAAAAACTATTAGACAAAGAACACCCAGAAATAATACATCACGAAGAAAATGGTTTGACACACATTGAAGTTCACCCAAAAGATATTTTATCCAACATAGAAATAATAAAAAAAATTATGGTAACTGATGTTTATGAAAACGAAAACGAATAAACCAAATTATCCATTATTTATTATAATCTGGAAAGATCACACCGGAGATAGTTCATGGAAAAGTATAGAAGAAATAACCAAAGAAAAATATGTCCTTGCTTACAGTATTGGGTATTTAATACACCAAGATAAAGAATGCGTAAAACTTTGTAATACATATACCTCAGATGGTGGTTGGGGTGGTTTAGATTTAATACTCAGATCATGTATTACTGAAATGCAGGAACTTGAAATACAAGATTAGCTTTTAACTTCACCCTCGACAATAATAGTATTTGCACCAATTTTGTTTTCCAGGTCTTTTAATCTTTCTTCTAACTGTTCTCTAGTCATACCCTCTAAAGTTGAATGTTGTATTTCTTTTTTATCAACAAATAATCCCGCTAATTGACCTGAACGATACTCTGCATTAATAGAAGCTGTAAACTGACCTTTATCTTCTGCCCCATCTCTTAATCTTTCAAAAGTTTTATAACGTCTTAATTTATCTTTTTCATACTTTTCGGCTTCTTTAGCCAACATATTTTCTAGGACTCTAGCGATGTGTGGGTTTTTATTTTGGTCTAACATTTTACTGGCCATCACAGCAGCAGATCTTTCATTTTTACCATATCCGGCTTTTAAAGCTGCTTCAGTTTGACTTATCATGCCCCAATTCTTTACAAGTAAAGATAAAAACTTCTTTTGCTTTGAAGTTAGGTCTTTTTCGGTTCGTAATGCTATTGGTTTATGTGATCCCATGAAAATATTATATAAAATTAACTCAAAATAGCAAATTTTGTCCTAAAACTACTATGCACACCCTTAGAAATATAAAAAAAAATAAAAAAAATCTATTTTTTTAGTCGGTTTTTTGCTTTATTTAGCTATTTTTCCCAAAAACTAGGAATAATTCCTAAAATTTTCCCAGTAGTAATTCCTTTAAAGCCTATTCTTATGCTATTTTTCCCAGTTTCCTAAAATATTTGTCTATTCTGCAAAGTGTTTTTAAAAAAAGTTTTTCTAAGCAGTTGCATAGTAGAAAATGGGAAAAAACCATCATTTTGGGTAAATTTCTGTGTCAAATTGGCCCATGAGCCGTGCAATTTGCACATCTGAGTCCCGATACACGCAAAAACGAACGATTAATTCCAACAAAAAGTCATTTTTCTGGAAATATTCACCCCCTTTGATCCTAAAAGCACGAAATAAATAGTGCAATTTCCTCTCATCAACAAATTTAGACTCTTCCCGGAGTCCCAAAAGCGTTACCCCACGTTGCGTGGTTACCAAAGAATTAATTCTGTTCCATACATCAGTTGAATGTCCAATTTTTATCTCACCCTTATCGGTCATCAAAAAGTACAAAAATTTTGGCAAACGATGTATTTCAAACAATTCATCGTAATCTTTATCTCCCTGGATACATTCTTTCTCTATCTCAATGGCCCTGAGCCGTGCATCATCAACCGTCATATTCGGAAAATACCCAAAGACTTTTGACTTATGGACCTTGCCCTTACGATAATCGTAGCCAAACGAATGTGAACCCTTTCTGGAGTAATTAACCAACAAACAATGCACTTGATCGTCTCTGAGATAAAAGCTACGCCGACCTGACATATTGACTCGCCAGTTCAACAAGAACTCATCGCTTAGATGTACGGTTTTATCCCCCGACTTTGCACGTCTGGGCACTTTTTTTAATATTTGGTAATCCTTGTCCAATTATCAATCACTTATATAGTTATTGTTAGTTTGATTATAAAGTCCAACTGTACGCTGTCAAGCATAAATAAGTGGTCTTTCTGAGAGCAATATGTTACCTTGCTGTGGATATTCATTTTCATTGATGAATCTCTTTTTGTTAAAGTAATGGGGGCTACTAAGATAAACTTCCTCATCGGTTTACCCCATTTAGTAGCTCTCTATTAATTAAATCTTATACTTGCTTTATAATTCATTATATATTACTATAAATCCTAGTAAGCAATCACGCTTATGTAAACACCGGGAGAGATCCCAGGAACTAAGGAAAAGGAAAATGAATATAAATGAAAGACTGTATGTAAAAGAAAAGACAATCACAGACATTGTCCCGCCTTTCCAAGAAGTAGAAGTGTATGCCATTTGTAGTGAAAAAACTAAAATGGACGTTTCATACTTTTCTGTAGCACACAATTCTTTGAATGAAGTAGAGCAGATATGTTCAGAGATGAATGGTCAATTGCAAGTGGCAATTGGAGGTGCAAGATGAAAGTAAGATTAATTAATCATGTAAATTATACCGAGTATGCTGATGTTGAAGTCAAAGACGAAACTGAACTTGATGAAATGTACGACAATGGTATCTATGAAAATGCAGAGTGGATACATGGCAAAGACTATGGCGAAGACACATACGAAATATTAGACGAAGAGGTGAAAGATGAATAGAGTAGAATTTTTTGAATGGTTATCGACCTGCCCTAGTGAAAAAATGTTTTTTATAAATGATGATTGGGGCAATACAACAATTAAATTTGAATATGAGGAGAAAGATGAAGATGAAGATAATGAATAAAGAAAAATTTTTAAATGACTTACATGAATGTATTAATGGTTATTGGGATAGTTTTCCACCAGAAATACAAGACGATTTTAATGCAGTATATGATAAACATAACGAAGAGAATGATGCGGAGAAAGAAGAAATGATAGATGAAATAATTAGCATATGTAATGCAAATAAAAATAATATTTATTGTGATAGCGACCAATTAATAAATATGATTAAGGAAATAGTAAATTAGATATGAAATGGATTATTTTTCGAAATGTAAAAATAGACGGGGAAACTATAGATGTTGTATGGGACATACAAGAACATATTAAACAAAAATTGGCATACAAAGTACCTTACAATCCCATAGATATAGATGAAATGAATGGAATATTACAAGAGTGTAAAACATGTTTAGATAGAGGATATGAACTTTTGGGTGCAGATATTGAAGGTCAGCTTCATCGTGTTAAATTTTCTGAAATTGAATCACAGTTAGAGCCAGATCATGCAGAATATTTAAAATATATGGTAAACACAACAAACAGAAAAACAAGATTTGAGATGGAGCAATACTTACAAAAAGAACAACCAGAAATTTATGACTATATGTGCAACGTACCTAATAGACTTAATTAAATTTAAAATCCCAATTAGACGAGGAGAAAGATAATGAGTAACGATATCAACACACAATATTTAGAACACAAGTATGAAGAAGGGTTAGATATGGGTATGTCAGAGCAAGAAGCTGAACAA